CTCCTGCCAAATACAGTGTGTTGTTGAAGGCGACGAGCGCTGACGGGCGCTTGCGCGGCACGCTCCAGTTCTGCGGTGCATCACGCACTGGGCGCTGGGGCGGCCGTCTGTTTCAGCCTCAGAACCTGCCGCGCCCAGCGATTGGCAAGCTAAAAGACAAAGAGCTACAACAGGCGATCGACATGGGCATCGATGCCATGAAGCTAAACTGCGAGGATCTGCTGTTCGACAACGTGGCCGAGCTGTGCTCGAGCGCGGTGCGTGGCGCCCTGGTCGCGCCGGAAGGGCGCAAGCTGGTCGTCTCTGACTTGTCCAACATCGAGGGGCGCGTGCTCGCGTGGCTCGCCGGCGAGAACTGGAAGACCGAAGCGTTTAGACAGTTCGACTATGGCGTCGGGCCTGACCTGTACAAGCTGGCCTACGCCAAGTCCTTTAACAAGAAGGCTGAAGACGTCACGAAGGACGAGCGCCAGATCGGCAAGGTGCAGGAGCTGGCCCTGGGCTACCAGGGCAGCGTCGGGGCGTTCAGCAGCATGGCTGCGCTCTACGGCGTGTTCCTGCCTGAAAAGGAGGTGCGCGACATCGTGGACGCATGGCGCAAAGCGCACAAGCACGTCGTCAAGTTCTGGTATATGCTGGAAAGCGCCGTCAAGGACGCAATCCGAGAGCCCGGTAAGCGGCACGTTGTGCGCGACCTGGGCATCACATACGCCGACACTTGGCTGCGCATTAAGCTGCCGAGCGGGCGCTACCTCTGCTATCCGAACGCGGGCATTAGTGAGGGCTCGATCGTCTATGATGGCGTCAACCAATACACCAAGAAGTGGGAGGTCATTGAGACCTATGGCGGCAAGCTGGTCGAGAACGTCGTCCAGGCAGTGGCGCGTGACGTGCTAGCATCCGGCATGTTCAAGGCCGAAGAGGCTGGGTACGCCGTCTGCCTGCATGTGCATGACGAGCTGATCACTGAGACGCCTGACGATCCGGCATATAGCCCTGACGGTCTGGCGGCGCTTATGTCCGCTAACCCGAGCTGGTCAATGGAGCTGCCGCTTGCTGCGGCCGGCTTCGAGACCCACCGCTACAAGAAGGACTGAGCCGTGACGCCCGCAGGCAAGCTACAGGCGCATCTCAAGCACGTTGTGCAGCAAAGTGGCGGTCAGTACCGCAAGGTGCGCTGGGAGGGCCGTAGGGGCTGCCCAGACTGCTTTGTGTGGTGGACGTGGCCTCGTGCCGCCTTCATCGAGATTAAGGCTCCAGGCGACCGCTACAGCAAGCTTCAGGAGCGCGAGATCGCGCGCATGAAGGACGCCGGCATCCCGGTCTATACTGTGTCGACGATCGAGGGCATCGACTTTGTGGTGTCGGAGATCCGCTGATGGCTAACTTTACGCCTCACAGCTATCAACGCCCGGCCATGCAGTGGCTGTACGAGAAGCCGCGCTGCGCCCTGTGGATGCCTATGGGCGGCGGCAAGACGGTCACGACGCTGACGAGCCTGGACAACCTGTCTATGGTCGAGGACGTGTACCCAGTGCTTGTCCTGGCGCCTCTGCGGGTCGCTAAGACCACCTGGCCTGATGAGATCGGCAAGTGGGAGCATCTCAAGCATCTGCGCGTCTCGCCGATCATCGGCAACGTCAAGGAGCGTCAGGCGGCGCTTGACGTCGATGCTGACATCTACACCATGAACTACGACAACCTCGTGTGGCTGCAAGCCGCCCTGGGCGCCAACTGGCCGTTCAAGACGGTCGTTGCGGATGAGTTCACACGCCTGAAGAGCTTCCGGCTGCGCCAGGGCAGCAAGCGCGCGGCCGCCCTGGCACGCGTGGCGCACACGAAGGTAAGCCGCTTCATCGGTCTGACCGGCACACCGAACCCGAACGGCCTGCAAGATCTCTGGGGCCAGACCTGGTTCCTGGATGGCGGCGAGCGCCTGGGCAAGACGTTCAGCGCATTTAGCGACCGCTGGTTCGCAAAGGGCTGGGACGGCTACAGCCTCAAGCCCCTGGCATCGGCGCAGAAGGAGATCGAGGACCGCCTGCGCGACGTCTGCCTCACGGTCGAGGGGCTGCCGGTGCACGAGCCTGTGCGCAATTACATCAGCGTCGACCTGCCTGCGAAGGCGCGCAGGGCCTATGACAGCATGGAAAATGATATGTTCGCGGAACTTGAAGAAGCTGGTATAGAAGCATTCAACGCCGCCGCTAAGACTATCAAGTGTTTGCAGCTCGCCAACGGGGCTGTGTATACTGACCACGACGGCAACTGGGAGGAGGTGCATGATGCTAAACTGGATGCACTCGACAGTGTTATCGAAGAAGCCAACGGCGCGCCCGTCCTGGTGGCCTACCATTTCAAGAGCGACTTGGCCCGCCTACAAAGCCGTTACCCTAAGGGCCGGGTGTTGGACGCTAAGTCTGACACGATCAGGGACTGGAACGCCGGACGGGTGCCATTACTATTCGCTCACCCTGCGTCGGCGGGGCACGGGCTTAACCTCGCAGAAGGCGGCAACATCCTCGTCTTCTTCTCGCTCAACTGGAACTTAGAAGAGCATTTGCAAATCATCGAGCGCATCGGGCCCATGAGGCAAGCGCAGGCAGGGCTGAAGCGTCCTGTGTTCGTGCATTACATCATGGCACGCAACACGGTGGACAACATGGTCCTCGGGCGCTTGCAGTCCAAGAAGTCGGTTCAAGAGATCATGCTCGAGGCACTAAAAAGGAAAAAACATGAAAGCGATTAAAGATGCTAATGAAGAGCTCAACGAGATGGCTAAGATGCCAGAGCCAAAGGCCGCCGAGCTGCTGGGCCGCGCTGCGGCGCACATGCACGAACGATCGGCAACCTATGACGATCTGGACGGCGAGAGGTCAATGAGCAAGATCGTGACGGCCTTCAACGCCATCACAGGCCGCGACCTGACCGAGAGCGAGGGCTGGATGTTCATGCAGCAGGTCAAGCTCGTGCGCCTGTTCACGCGCAGCGAGTACCACGCCGACAGCGCCGAGGATAACATAGCCTATGCTGCGTTGCTGGCCGAAGCTAAGGGAGACGGACGATGACACACGAGGTCAGACGGAAACTGGAACAGGACATGTGCGTTGACGCGGATGCGTGGGCAAGAGCTTTTATGGAGATAAAACAGGAGGCCGACCTGCATGAAGTCAGCCTCTGGTTCTCTTCTTGCCTATCGACCGCGTTTATGCACGGACAGCAAAGTCCTCGTTATGCTTCTTTACAGCAAGGCCACCTTCCGAAAAATAACGGAACCTCTTATAGTCCCCCGCCTTCGTCGGTTGCAGCCTAAACTCACTGTCTTTGCTGTAGTTTTTGTGTCCGGTCAGCCCGTGGGCCGCATCCACAGCACGCATCTGTTCAACGCTAAGCCTTGGGATCTTCTCAAGGCCGGGGAACATGTTTTCGTGTGGTTCGAGGCGTTGTCTGATACGGTCCCAGATATTCCACTGGTTGCCAAATAGATGCAAGCCTGATCCCGCCATAGCAGCCTCATTGGCTCCGACCACATCTTTGTATGTCTGCCCCATCAATTCAGCTTTTTGCGGTTCAGAAATCCAATCAACGTCCGCAAGGTATTCAGGAACCGCTGGGTTTACATCACCGGATTTGACGCGAAACTTTGGTGAAGGGGAGTTACCGACTTCCGACAAGAGTAACTCTTGTATCAAACCCTTGTTCAGGTCTTCGAAAGAAGTAGGAGCTTCTTTTCCCTCTTTTGCCGCCCGCATAGCCGCAAGGTTAAGCGCTCGTTTTTGGAAAGCCTCGCGTTTAACGGGATCAGCAAGAATTGTGTCCATGTACCTGTTGGCCATGTGACGATCAATCGCAGAAACACCTGCATCAGGCTGCCACGCAACGCCAAACGACCCTGTTTTGTTTGATAGGCCCGGAACCTGCGTTGCCATGCGTTCAACAAGGCCGGTCCAGTCCTCCCCCTCTTTCCGGTGGAAGAAAGCTGGATCACGCCGAAACAGATCTAGGAAATCCGTGTAACCAGAATAGTCAACGCTGCCCCGTGCGCCGAT